GCATTGACAGAAGAAGCGATAGAGGATAATCTTTACGATACTCTTTCTTCTAGATACACAAGAGCTTTAGCGAGATCAATGTCAACTACTAAACAGGTAAAAGCAGCAAACGTTCTTAATAACGCTTTCAATTCCAGCTTTGTTGGAGGAGACGGTAAAGAACTGTGTGCTACTGACCACCCTACAGTAGAAAACATTGAACTAAGAAATGAGTTAGCAACAGCTGCAGACTTGAATGAAACTTCACTAGAACAAGCATTAATTGATATTGCTGATTTCAAAGACGAAAGAGGTATTAAAGTAAATGCTCAAGCTAGAAAGCTAATCATTCCGCCTGCATTACAGTTTGTTGCAGACAGACTTATGGGCAGTCCAGGAAGAGTCGGCACATCTGATAACGATATTAACGCTATCCGTAACATGGGTATGGTATCTGAAGGATACACAGTTAATCATTACTTAACAGATACTGACGCATTCTTCATCAAAACTGATGTTCCTAACGGATTAAAACATTTCGTTAGAACTCCTGTACAAACTAGCATGGAAGGTGACTTCGAAACAGGAAATGTTAGATATAAAGCAAGAGAAAGATACAGTTTTGGGTTCAGCGACTGGAGAGGAATCTTCGGTTCACCTGGAGCTTAGTTTTTTAAGACTTTTTTCATAAAAAGCCTCATGAAAGGGAAGTTTCGGCTTCCCTTTCTTTTTTGAAGCACATAATATAGAATGAACTCTAATCTAGGAACAAACGATCTATCGACTGACCTAGCAGACAAGCCAAGACGATAGAATTTATTAAGGAGACTTAGTATGGCAAAATCAACTTTTAGTGGACCAATAAGATCACTAGCAGGAGTTATAACTGCTGGTAATGCGACAGTGGTCAGTTTAACAGCAGACACAACTTTAACTGTGGATGCACATGCAGGAAAAATTTTAACAACTAACGATGCGGATGGTAAATTTACTTTACCAAGTATTGTTGCTACTGCTCCTGGAAGAGATGACGATCCTAATCAATTAAATAATTTAGGAGCTAGTTTCTTTTTCGTAGTAGAAACAGCAGCTACTGATATGGATATCTTAACAGATGGTACAGATAAATTTGTCGGTGGGCTTTACAATGGTAAAGACGATGCCACTGGTAAAACTTTTATATCAGGGGCAAGTAACGACGTTATTACTATGAATGGATCAACAAAAGGTGGTTTAGCAGGAAGTATTGTTAAAGTAACTGCTATCGCTGCTGCTAAATACGCAGTAGAAGGAATCATTTTAGGTTCAGGCACAATAGTTACACCATTTGCTGACGCATAATAGGAGAACATATGAGTTCATCAGACGTTAAAGCGTCGAAAGCATTAAGTGCAACAGGACAGTTGCAAGGTTTTATAGGTTCAGGAGCAGGCACAGCCACAAATCTTGGACCTATAAGAATACAATCTGTTCAAGCACAATCTAGTGCAGCAGACGCTTCTATAAAAATATATGATGGAACGGGTGCAAGTGGGACTAAATTACAGATAGAATTCAAATTCGGTTCAGCAGCTAATGAGTCTTTTGACCATTATTTGCCTAACGACGGAGTTAAATTTGATTCTGGAGCTTATGTAGTTCTAAATAATTGCGATTTTTTTGTAGCTTACTACAACTAACATGGCAACATCGGGTACTCGTACATTTAGTTTAGATGTAGCTACCGCTATAGAGGAAGCATACGAGCTTGCAGGTTTGGAGGCTCGTACTTCCTATGATGCTGTAACTGCTAGACGTTCTTTAAACATAATGTTTGCTGATTGGTCTAACAGAGGTATTCAGATGTGGGAGGTAGTAAAAGTTGAACAAACTCTTACTGAAGGCACAAATGAATACACTATCTATGATTATGACATAGATATTCTTGACGCATACATACAAAGAACAGTAAATAGTGTTACTACAGACTATGAATTAGATAGGATTGATCGTAATGAGTACGTTACTATACCTAATAAAAGTAGTAAGGGCAGACCAACAGAACTTTGGTTAGAAAGAAAAATAACACCTGTTATTCATCTTTATCCCACACCAGAGAACTCAACTGACAAACTCGTTTACTATTCTTGGAGAAGAATACAAGACGCCGATGCTTCTATACAAGATATAGACATACCTAGTAGATTTATACCTTGTTTAGTATCAGGGTTAGCTTATTATTTATGTGTAAAAAAGAATGCACAAAAAATACCTGTAATTGAGCCTTTATACAACAGAGATTTAAATAACGCTTTACGTTACGACGAAGATAGATCAACAGCAAAATTTGTACCTAAGAAGGAGTATATTTAATGCCTTATGCCACTGGTAAATACGCAAAGGCTATATGCGATATTTGTGGCTTTGCTTACGATTATACAGATACAAGATTTACTTGGAGTCACAGTCGTGTATGTCATGAGTGTTTTGATCCTAAACATCCGCAACTAGATCCTGTTGTAGCTACTGCCGATGCAGAAGCTTTATTTAAACCAAGACCTAACCAACCAGCACCAACTACAGAGACAGGTAGAGTATTTACCTCTAATCCTGTAGGTGTAGACGGTAAAACAGGTATAGCTCTAAACGGCACTTTAAATAACGATCCTATAGGTTCTTCTTTCTTTTTAAAACAAATTAAATCTGCTGTAGGCACGGTATCTATTACTACAGATTCTTTTTCATTATCAGGACAATCTGCAACAGCCGCATTAGGAACTATAACTATCACAGGTGCTTCAGATTCTCCTACACTTACAGGACAATCTGCTACAGCTTCGTTAGGAACACCAACGATTACAACATCATCAATAACGTCTTACACCGTTACTGTTGCATCTGGAACTAACTCTTATGGAAGCGGTAATAAATACTATCTAGATGGATCGGTTAGTCCGACAGTAAATTTATCAGAAGGCAGCACTTACAGATTTGATCAATCAGATAGTTCTAATAGCGGACATCCACTTAGATTTTCTACTACGGCAAACGGTACACACGGCAGTGGTACAGAATATACTACAGGAGTAACTACAAATGGAACACCAGGAAGTTCAGGGGCATATACACAGATTACGGTAGCTTCTGGGGCACCAACGCTATATTATTATTGTACTAATCACTCTGGAATGGGAGGCACAGCGAACACACCATGAGTTTTACTAAATCAGAATTAAAAACAGCAGTACAGAATTATTTAGAAAATGACGAAACTACTTTCGTTAATACTATAGATACATTTATTAAAAGTGCCGAAGAACGTATTTTAAAAGCAGTACAGTTACCTGTTTTTAGAAAAAACTCTACAGGTACAGCAACATCAGGAACAACTTATTTAAGTACTCCGTCTGACTTTTTAGCACCGTTTAGCTTAGCGGTTCTAGATAGCAGTAGTAATTACAGCTATCTATTATTTAAGCACGTATCTTGGATTAGGGATTATACACCTGCCGCTGCAACAACGGGCACACCTTTGTTTTATGCACAGTTTGACGAAGATACATTTATATTAGCTCCTACGCCTAATAGTAATTACACTTTCGAGCTACATTACTATTATCGACCTACTTCTTTAACGGCAGGCGGTGATTCAGGAACTACTTGGTTATCTACTAACGCTTCTAATGCATTGTTATATGGTTCTTTAGTTGAGGGTGCAACTTTTATGAAAGAAAGTGCAGAACAAATAATGATGTACGAACAAAGATTTCAAGATGCTTTAGCTTCGTTAAAAGTTTTAGGAGAGTCTAAAAACGTAAAAGATGAAGCTAGGTACGATAATCTTAGGAGACCAACAGGATAATGATAGAGATAGACGTAGTTAGCTCTTTAGGTAATATAGGGGTAGAAACACAAACAGATAGAGGTCAAACGCCAGAGTTTTGGGCGGAAAGACTTACAGATAGAATATGCGGCATATCAGAAAACGCAGAAGGACATGTTAGGCAACAAGCAGAAGCATTTAAAGTAGCGATTTATAATACCGTGCTGTATTATATACAAGAAGCTATTAAGAGTGATCGATGCACAATGTCTAATATGTTAAATAATCAAGGTCACGAAAACTTAGCAAAAATTATTAAGGAGCTTTAACATGGCAATAACATCAACTTTAACTTCAAGTTTTAAAAAAGAACTACTTGATGGCACGCATAACTTCCAAAGTGGCGGTAACTCTTTTAAATTAGCTTTATATACGAGTTCTGCATCTTTAGGAGCTAGTACAACTGCTTATACTTCTTCAAATGAAGTAAGTGGTACAGGTTATACGGCGACAGGTTCTGCATTAACTAATGTAAGTCCCTCGTTAGACGGTACTACAGGTATTACTGATTTTAACGATTTAACTTTTAGTAGTGCGACAATTACAGCTAGAGGTTGTTTAATTTATAACGACACTAACAGTGATAAATCTGTAGCTTGTATAGATTTTGGAGGAGATAAAACTTCTACTAACGGTGATTTCACTATAGTATTTCCTGCTGCTGCCGCATCTACAGCTATTATTAGAATAGCATAAGGAGGAGGTCAGTGTGGCTTTCGTCCTTAACGACAGAGTAAAGGAAACAACAACAACCACAGGCACAGGCACGGTCAATCTTGCTGGTGCCGCTACAGGTTTTGAAACTTTTGTTGCTGGTGTAGGTAACAGTAATGTTACTTATTACTGTATTGCTCACCAAACAGCAGCAGAGTTTGAGGTAGGTATTGGCACAGTTACCGATGCTTCACCCGATACTTTATCTAGGACAACAATTCTTTCTAGCACTAATAGCGATAGTGCTGTTGATTTTAGTGCAGGTACTAAAGATGTATTTTGTACTTTACCAGCTAGTAAAACTATTAGAGAGTTTGATACTGCTCTTAACGTGCCTACAGGAACAACTGCACAAAGAGCAAGTTCTCCTGCTGCGGGAGATCTACGATTCAACACCACATCATCTAAGTTTGAAGGCTACTCAGGCTCTGCTTGGGGTAATGTTGGTGAAGGTAACTTCTTAGTTACTAATATCTTTGCAGGCGATGGTAGTGATACAACATTCACTATATCCAACGCAGTATCTGGCGAACAACAACTTATGGTATTTATAGACGGTGTATTCCAAGCTCATGATACTTATACAGTCTCAGGAACAACCGTCACTTTTTCTACAGCTCCTGCTAATGGCAGAGTTATTACAATTTACTCAGCACTAAATAATGTG